CACAAGTAAGCAACTTAAAGTTGGGGACGGTACAACTACCTGGGCTTCTTTGCCCTTTTTTAACTCCGGAACCATCACTGAAGTTGTAGCTGGTACAGGGCTAACTGGCGGTGGCACCTCAGGATCAGTAACACTTACCGTTTCTACATCAGGTTCAACGGGCTTAGTCACGCGTGGAACATTGACCACTAAAGGTGACATTATGGTTGCCTCAGCTGCAAATACACCCACTAGGTTGGGTGTTGGCACAAATGGCCAAATGCTGGCGGCTGATTCTGGTCAAGCTACGGGCCTTACTTGGGTCAATGGCGCCACAATCTCCGGAACAGAGACATTGACCAATAAAACGTTAACCAGTCCTACCATAAACGGTGGAACTTTAGACACTGCCACTGTGACCAATCCAACAGTAAGTACTGGAACATTTACATCGTCATCTTTAGTTACACCAGTATTTACCGCCCCTATAGAGGTATGGAACGTTGTAGGAACAGCCCCGTCATCTGCTCAAGATATCAACGTAAAGACTTCCACAGCATGGTTGTACACAGGTAATGCAAGTTCAAATACTGTTTTAAACATACGTGGGGATGGTTCAACAACATTGAACTCCATGCTTTCCAATAACCAAAGCATTACTGTTGCTGTTGGTGTAACAAATGGTACAACTCCTTATTACCCCACTTCTTTAAAAATTGACGGCACAACCATTACTGCAGTTAAATGGCAGGGTGGAACCTCCCCAACCACTGGAAACGCAAGCAGTATAGACGTGTACGCTTATACAATAGTAAAAACTGCTACTAACACATACACGGTGCTTGCCTCACAAACTAAGTTTGCGTAATGCCTTTAGTATCTACGTTCTCCTCTGGGTCATCCCGTTCTCTTGGTTTGGGCAGTGGTATTAGACCTGGCGCTCCAACAATAACCAGTATTGCTTATCTTAACGGCACTACTGGGGGTCGTCTGTCTGTCTCCTTTACGGAGGGAACAACAGGTACTACAGTCACAACTGACTACCAGTACTCAACTGACAATGGTCTAACGTGGGTAACACGCTCTGGAACTGCGTCACCAGTAGTTATTACTGGGTTAGTAAACGGAACAAACTACACTATAAGGCTGCGGGCTGTAAACTCAATTGGTCCATCGAACCAATCTAACTCACTAATTGGCCGTCCAATAGCTCTACCAGGGTCACCAACTGTTGCTGTGACCACACACTCAACCGACCTAGGTAAACTAAACGTCGCAGTAACAGCTGGAACAGCTGGTACAGACAACTTAAATGGGTCTACCCCATATGAGTACAGTCTTGATTCAGGGTCTAGCTGGACTAGCGTATCTTCAGCTAACTTTACTATAAGTGGATTAGCTAATGAAACTTCTTATACTGTTACTGTTAGGGCAATAACCACGAACAACGACAGATCAACTAGTGGTAGTGGTAGTGGTTCTACGATGGCAGTTGCCCCTGTTATCCCAACACCAACTAGCTCAATTAGCGGAACAACCGCCACGGTTTCTTGGGGTGCTATAACAGACGCTAATAGTGGCGTTGCCTCAGCAACTCTTTATGAATTGTTTATTGGTAGCAGCAGTGGGTTTGTATCTGGGTCAAGTTATTCAATACCCTCTAACCAATGGTCTGGCGGGTCTACTACTTTTACAACTCCGTCTAATAGAAGAACCACACCTAGTGGGGAATCATGGCAAGTAACTTATTACATAATAGCTACTGACAATGTTGGGAAATCCGGACAGGGTGGTGCCGCCATTAACAAATGGACTAAGCCACTCGGTACATTTTATGTTACCGCTTCTGGCCATGGCACGTATGGGTCAAATGGTGGTTGGCGTGGTGACCTAGGTAATATTGGAAGCGTATTTGTTGGGTGGATTAGCAACACATACGCATACCAATATGGTCACTGGTTTTATGGATCAAACGTTGCCAACACAGCGAAAGGCTTTGTACCAGACAGTGCAACAATACGGACATACAGAAGCAGCGCTGATGGGTGTACTGGTGCAACGGTAGCTTTTGCCACCCACAACCACGCGTCTCAACCTTCTGGAGCACCCACAAATGATATTACGTACTATTCAGTAGGTACTTCACAGTCTCAAGGAACTGCCAGAGAATTTGACTTGAGCTCTGCAACTCGCGGTCGCATGGCGGTTGATTCAAACTTTGGTATGTTTATGTATCCGGGTAACTCTAATGGAACAATAAACGCAACAGCAGCCACAAACTGTGCTGGTGGAACTACTTACAGAATGTTTGATTCACCATTTTCGGATGGTAACTCAGGTCGTTTAACACTCGTCTACAACTAAGGAGTAGTTTATGGCTGATGAGCCCATGGACCCAGGAACTCGTGAAAAACTAGATGCTTTAAAAAAGAGAAAAAAGCTTGGTACTGGTCTTAATGAAATTCTTTCAGAAGAACCTTTTGAGTCCGAGGTATTGGACAGAACTTTATTTCAAAACACTGATTTTGACGCTTTGTGTGAAGCATTGGCTAGCAGCATTACCACAGAGTTATCCGATGAAATCGTTGAGTTTGGGCAAGCTGATGGGTACGGAGAAGGTACCTCTTTAATGAGCACAAGAGTTAAAAGCATTAGATTTTTACCCTATTTTGAAAGAGTAAAAGGAGAAGATATAAAAAATCTTGATAATGCTGAAGAACTTGTAAAAAACAGAGATATAACAATGATTGTTCATCAACTGGGGTTAACAGGAATATTAGAAGTTATATTTTGGAAATGGGGGTCAATTGGGCACTACGGACCAAGTGGTAACTTTCCATACTCAGAATTTTACTTATGTAAATCACAAAAAGTAGCTTCTGTTGGTAGTAAAGTACTGGACTGGGAGCGAGACTATGGTTATACTCAAATTAGCAAAGGCCAGCCTCCTGAAGGACATGAAGAACGAAAACGTATAAGAAAAAGTCGAGATTTGTTTGCAGCTGAGGCTGCTCAATTTGGTGTAAACACCAGAAGTAGAAAATAACAAGAAAGAGCACATATTTTGATAGTTTTAATTAGTTTAATGATAATAAGCTTATGTTTGTATTTACTGTTCCGAAACACCTTAAACAGACTTCAGTATATAGGGCCTGTTTATTGGATAACACGTGATAACACCCCAAAAGGAACACCGTTGTTATCTATTGGCTTTATGAGACAAACAAACTTCCCCTGGAAGGTTGGAAAAGGTGTGCAAGTTAGTTTAAATAGATACTCTTTCCAACTTGGTATTTGTAAAAATACAAACCATTCCGACGAAACAGAGGGTATCCTAGGAGCCCTAGGCGGTAGGTATTTAGATACGTCAACAAAAGACATACGGGAGTGGTGATGTTTTTTAAAAAAGAACAACAGGCAAAGTCTGTTAAAAAACTTCCTAGGATTGAAAAAATGGATACGCCATCAATTATCAATTGGATGGATTTGACCATAATGAATCTTGGTCAAACATTTGATAATTGGCGATACAAAGACCTTCCGGAAGAAGAGGTGTCCCAACATTTAGAAATTATAAATGGACTTTGGGAAGAGCTTTTGGGTAGGAAATCAAATTTGAACAACAAGTAGTGTATTATTAATCGCATAGGAGATAACTAATGGTAAATTTAAATAAGCGAGACAAAGAAAATCCTCATCCGAACAGAAAAGCCTTGTTGAGAGGTAACGGAAAAGATCGTGAGTACCTGTATGAGCTGGTCAGGAGTATTAACCACCTTGGGTACGAGTTTGGAGCCGTATCTCAAATAGTCTCTGGTGAACCCGATGATTATGGTTACCTAGTTAGCTTGCCAGACTTGTTCTACTTGATTGACAGAATTGCGGAATCCGTTGGCATGCCAAAAAAGGCCCTAGAGATACCTAATCAGGGAATACTCTTTACTGACGAAGAAGTATAATTAGATAATGCAGCAAGTAGCAGAAGAAGGATCAATACCTGAGGATATCGAAGCGCTAGAGCTTGATGAGACCTCTCAAGAGTTCATTGACCAGTTAGTTATGAAACTTATCCTCTTTACCGAGGAGTTTTGTAACGTAACCTTTTTCCCATATCAAATCCCTATTGCTTATCGAATGATTGAGTCAATAGTTATTGGTGACGGTGAAGAGATCACACTTGTTGCAACTCGTCAGTCGGGGAAATCCGAAGTTTTATCAAATGTTTTGGCATCGATGATGGTGATTCTTCCAAAACTCTCAAAAGTTTACCCAACGTGGTTAGGTAAATTTGAAAAAGGCTTCTGGTGTGGGGTCTTTGCTCCAGTTGAAGACCAGGCCGACACCGTGTTTAGTCGTATAGTAAACAAACTTACTAGCGATCATGCAATGGACTTCTTACTTGACCCTGAGATTGACGATAAAGCTACGTCTGGTGGTTCCCGAGGTAAGGGAAGGATTATAAGCCTTAAACATTCAGGCTCTCTCTGCCGTATGCAGACTTGTAACCCAAAAGCCAAAATTGAGTCTAAAACATATCATTTTGTGCTTGTAGACGAAGCTCAAGAAGCTGACGAGTTCATGATTACCAAATCAATTAAACCCATGTTGGCGTTCAATAACGGAAGCATTGCGTTGACTGGTACAGCTACACGTAATAAATCTTATTTTTATAAGATGATCCAATTTAATAAACGTCGAGATGTTAACTCGCGCCGCAATCATA